TGCGTCTTGATTTAGACCTTTATGTTCAGGCATATACCTACTTCCAAAGACATCTATAATTTGCCATTTGTTTAAGTCTCCTTTTGTTATGTATGCGAAAACAGTAGTTCCTTGAAGTCCAACACTTACCGTGTTATTAGGAAGTGATATTTGATTTTCCTCTAAAGAACTAGAACTTTCATTATCAATTTGAATTTCAAAACTTGAATTGTTAATAAGGTGTATAATTTTGTAATCTTCCGAAATATTAAACCCAGTGAATACCGCTTTTCCATCTGTATTTGTGCAAACTATAATATTTCCTTCTACTTGGAAATTATCGTAAACACCTCCTATAATTACTTCTTGCTCTACTTCATCTATAAAGGAGTGAATCCCATCTGCACCATCATTGATAAGTTCTGAAGTTTGAGTAATTATAGGATCTTTAAATTCTTTTGCTATTATCCAGTCATCATCATTTGACAAACTAGGCTCTGTATTTACGCCAGATAAACTTAACCATTGATTGCCTGAATGGATTACACTTTGGCCAACTTTAGGTCGAAGATTTACACTCCAAATAACCTTTTTATTTTCTGATGTAGATGTTGTTTGTGATGCCATTTATTTTATTTTTACTCGTTGTTTTCTGCGTCGTTTGCGTCGTTTGCTCCGCCGTTACCGTTTACAGCTCCATTTCTAGTTTCTTTTTCTTTTTCTAATAACGGTTTTAACTCAATACGAGAATTTTCTTTTTTATATTTGTTGTAATTACTTATCCAATCCCCACCGTTAGCCATTTCCGTAGCTTGTTCACGGCTTATCAATGGGCTATTATCTTTTAATAATTCTCTAATTGCTTTAGCTTCTTTAAGTGGATCAATGTGTGGCATTTTTTTAGCAACGAAACGAGAAGAATAAAACGCTTCCAAAGCCATTTCGTCTTTTTCTTGAATTGCTCTATCATAACCAGAATCATCTAGCGTTCCTTTCATATATTGATAGTAGCACCAGAAGCGATTTATTGGCTTGTAGAACTGCTCAACAATCACATATTCCCGTATAATATCAATAACATATTCCCACATATTAATTGCGGCCCTAGAACTACTATAGGATTGCTCGAACATTTGATTCGCCACCTCTGGCGGAATGTCATTCGACGCACAAAGCGATCTAACAATTGCTTTATAAAATGGATCAAAATTAACTTCGCTTTCGTTTGTTGTAGATTTTAATTTTGCACCCCTTGGTAGGTTCAATACTTGTCCACTTGTTGATTGCCTTAGAGCTTGGGCAGTTCTGCCGCTTTCTTCAAAAGTATTATCTTCATTGGTAACGTTGGATATTTTTCTAGCTCCCAATCCTCCTAACGGATTTTCTCCAGTTGAATTGTCATCATGCTCAAAAGTGTAAACAAGATCCGCCATTTTTTCGGCTTTAGAAACCGAAGCCTCAACAAATCTATCAAGTTTGGAAATCTTTTCCATTATTGAGCTAATTTGTGGGATTCCCCTGTGGTGATCTATGCGATGTTTCCCGCCGTAAATCATCCAAACCATAAGATTCCCTTTAGTATCTTTAGCTCTTAGTCTTTCGTAATCAGCTAGATTATTATTTTTGTCGGTTTTTACCCAAAAGGCAACATGCTCGCCTTTTGGGCTAACCTCAACACCGTTAACTATTTTGTTTTTATCCCCTTTTCCCTTGTCATCAAATGGAGTTTCTACTTGTTCGCCATCGATTAGCTGTATTTTTATTCCTGTTTTTTCTAATCTCATTACAATAAGAGCATCCCCGCCCAAATAGGCAGTTTTAAAAGCATCGGTGGCTTTTGCGTGTAAGTTCTGGCGACCTGAATAGTCGCTTAATTTCGATTTTGCCCAAAGGTTGAAAAGGCGCTCTTTTTTGTTAATGTCTTCATCACTAACTTGGTTATAGCCTAGTAATTGCAAAACTTCGTTTTCTGGCTCATATTCAAACTTTAAACCAGTACCAACGCACCATTTAAAGAATTTACCAGTAATTAGCTTGACTAAATCAGTTTTTAAGTCTAATTCATAAGCTCGAAGCCTTAATTTTAAGTGATCTGGCTTTAAATCGTAAATATTACCAAGTTCTCCAATAGTTTTTTCACCATCGAAAGCGGCAGAGTAGACTAGGTTGTTTGTTCTAGGAAAAGCTGGCATGTAATTACCTCCAAAACTATTGGGATCTAATTTTTTTAGATTGCTTTTTTGCTTGCCTAGATCGCTTTTTTTATTAGCTTCTTTGGATTTATTTTTAAAAAAGTCATTCCAAGCCATAAATTAATAGTTTAACCGACCTCTCAATATGGTTGTTCGGCCGTTGTAGCGGTTAATATACATTTGTAGCTGAGTTTCTAAAGCCTGTATTCCTTTGATTATTTGATCTAAAGATCTAAATTCTGTGCTAATTTTCATCTGACCATCATCTAAAGTATAAGATGCAGTTCCAGAATCATCGATAGCATCAATCATTTTAGCATACATTGCATCAATTAAAAGCTCTATAGCTTCAATCTTATCCTTATTTGAGGCTCTTGATGTTATATACTCAGAAATGCTATAAATTGTTGATGCCATATATGCAAATATATATAAAAAAGCTATTACGGCATGCAATAGCTTTTTTATTTTTAAAATATTTTTATCCTAAGATTTGTTTTAAGATTGCTAATATAGCACAAAGTTTTATAATAGCAACTATTTATTTTTTATTTTTAAATTTCACGTACTAACAAATTCCACAAAGCTGGCCCAATCTAAATGCCTAAACCTTGAAGGATTGCTTCGCTTGATTAGATCTATGTAAACATATTTAGCAGCTAAATTATAAATCTCAACATCCCAGAAGTGATTCTCAATCATTGTAGTTTTTTTATCCCATTTAAATCCTACAACTTGACCGTTCTCTTTTACTTCTTTTCTTTGCTCGCTTTCAAAATGTTTAAAATAATCCTTAAAACTATATTTGCCATCCCTAGGAGTTGGAAAATTCATAAACCCTGGAGGCTGTGTTCCATCATCCGTTTTTCTTAGCTTCATATAACTGGCCAGCTCATCTTTTAACTGATCCACCTCAGCGATATATAGTTTAGGATTTTCACGAGATCTCTTAACGGCTGGAGTATCTTTTGTATCTGATCTGAATTTCTTATCTGACCTTCCTTTTATTCCATATACAGGATTATTTCCGTCAAACATATTAATAAATTGGTCTGCATACCTCGTAAAATGACCTGTATCAATTATTGAAATGCTAATAATATATTCGGTGCCGCTTTGCCCAATAAAATCGCTTTTTATAATTTTCTCTAAAAAAGGCCATACACTATTTTTTTGACCGTGCATGTAAGTATATTTTTTTCTTTGTTCATCGCTTTCAATTTCTTTCTTAGATTTTGTATGTTTTCTTTTAAATGTACCAATAGCCCCTTGATCGATTGAATATTTTACACCGTTTGCGGCATACGCAGATATGGCCCAGTCAATTCTTACATCTTCAATATCTTCATCAGTATTCATAATACCACCAAGGTCAGCAGCAAGTGAAATGAATACAATCTCACCGTTTCCATCCTCTTTTGATAGCTCATCAGGGATCTCACCAATTTCATAAGTGCCTGTGTTTTTCATTAATTGCATAATCTTTGGGGCCTCTCCTCTTTCCTCAAACGGCAATCCTAGCCTAACGTTATTAAAAACTTTAAGCAAATCAATATTAACAGGTTTTTTTGGTGGACACGCTTCTAAAAATTCCTTAACTAAATCAACCCAACTAAAGAATCCAGGAGGTATAATAAGCGAATTAATATAATAACTTTTATAATTTTCCTCAATCGGCTCAGCGGTTGGAATCCATTTACCTTTTTGGTTTAATGCATGCTTTGATTTTTGACTAACCTTATTGCCGCAATGTGGACACTTAAATCTTACACTTTCTTTTATTAGTTTATTGTTTTTATCCGTTTCCCATACAATACCAGCTCTTTTATTGTTAGGCAAATTTATTTGAAAATCTGTTGGCATCCATCCCTCGCATTTTTCGCAAAGCCAATGCCATTTTCTTTGGTCGCCTTGCGTATAAACCTCGTATATATTAGACGTTTGCTTTACTGTTGGTGTAGAAATATAATAAGTTTTTGCTAGATTACCATAGGAAGTTTGCCTACCCTCTACCAGCTTCCTAATACTTCCTTCTGTTTTATCGCTTTTTGGTGCTGCATCAAAATCATCCATAAACACAGTCTTAACACTAAAGAAACGAAACTTTCCAGCGTTATTGGTTCCCTCAATAATTGCAGACCCTCCAGCAAATTCTTTTGAAAGATCCGTATCTCCTGATCTTTGTCCTTTAGACCTAATTGTATTTGGCCTAATCAAATGTTTCAAATTGCTTGCTTGCATGATATTATCAAACCGTTCCCTTATTGTTTTTTTCGCCAAATCCTTATCTCCAGCAGTAAATAAAAAATTATCTGGATTTTCAGCTATTATGTAAGCCATACCTGGAACCACCAATCCTTGCGTAATTCCAGATTGAGCGGATTTCATGACTGCAACCATTTTAGTTGGATCGCTCGGATGCAACGTGTCTACAATTTCCCGACAATACGGAGATAAATCATAACTCATCCTACCGTTAAATCGTGAAACTTCTTTTGGTAATATTACATTTTTCTCAATCCATTCACTTGGAATATCCTTTACAGATTTATAGCTATAGAGTTTTTCTTGAAAACTATTTACTTTTTCCTTCCATTGTTCTGCTATCATTTTCTTTGCCCTCTGTTTAATGTCTCTGAATATTCAGCAATCGCATTGTTTAATTCCATTTGAGATAATTCTTTAGATTTCTCAACGTTTAAATTTATAATTACAGAAAGTTTATCTGTAATTTCTGCAAGTTTAGTCCTATCACCTTCGGCTAAAATCTCGCAGTATACACTAGCTAAATTTTCAGCATCACTTTGAAAGGTTGAAAAAATGCTTTTGTTGTGAATGTTTAAAATCTGAAATACTAAATCAACCGGTATTAATTTACCAGCCATTTTTTCAATTTTTAGCCTTTCATGTTCCGCCTTATATTCTACCAGCTCTGCATCAGCTTGTTTTTTTCTTAATGTCCAGTCAACAATTTTCTGGCTATTTAAATCAGCAGCACTTTGAGGTTCGTTATCGCCTTGTTTTTTTTTAGCTATAACAGGTTTTCCGATTGGCTTTTTTTTTACCGTTGGTAATGGTTTCGCTAATGGTTTTTTCTTTGGCTTAACTACCGGCTCAACAACTTCATCATAAATCTGATTTATTGATTTTCTTTCATCATCAAACTTTTTTTGGTACCTATCAAAGAAAGCTTTATTTTGAGCGTTCTCAGTATTTATTTTTCGGAACTCCACCACCAAATTACCTCTACCGACGTTGGTGTTAATCACCTGTTGATTCGTGTGGCAAAGGGCCGCAAATTCTTTTCTAGTTAGTTTTGCCATTATTGGTTCACTTTTGTTTGCCGTATTCTAGATTACCAGTTAAGCAGTAACCGCTTCCATTTGGCGTGCTGTTTTCTTCATCCCAAATCATTATAAGTTCAATTTTACCCTCTAATTTTAATTGCTTTAATAAAACTGTTAATATATCTATAGGTATTCCTGTATTTTCAGAAATTCCTAACTTTCTTTTACCATATCCTTTCCTTAAATTTTCTAAGTCTGAGATTATAGATTCTTTCATTTTATTAATGCTAACTAAAAAGTTTTCACTAATCATAGCTTCTAATTTTTTAAAGTTTTATTTTTTTTAGCTGAACCCTATATTTTACAAGGGATTCGTATTTGTTATATAACAAATATAAGCTTTTTTTGTACATATCCATATAACAAAGTCCAAATCTGTGAAAAATGCCTAAAGATTGCAGTGGTTAAAGTATA